GTAGTATGCGGTCACGCAAAAACTGCTCGTCTATTTTCTGGTTGCTAGGATTTGAATGCATTCGCGAACGCACATGTTGAACGCGTGCGCTTCGGTGATCGCAGCGTCGTAATTTGGCGCTAAAACGCGCCGGGTTATCGAGTGGCCGGATATTTTTCCTGTCACACGCCACATTGTCAGTGTACGGATTGGCCGCTTTGTGTGCCTGTCAGTAGCGTTGGCTCGCAAGACAGCTTCTCCGCTATTGGCGATACATGAAGAAAATAAAAAACAGGGCCCCGACGAAGCCGGAGCCAACACCTATGCAGAGGCTAACGGGATCCAGATGTAGCAGAGGGTCCAAAGTGGGCATCATACAGCTCCCGCGCCTTCTGCTGCAGTACCTGCAACTCCGCCCACACCATCGGGGGCCGGCTCGCTCCATGTAGCAGCACCAGGCGCAGGCGTTTCAAGTGCGGACTTCTCATCTTCAATTTCCTTTGCGATCGCTTCCCGCGCTGCCCTGGCGCGGGCTCGGGCGTCTACCTCGCTCTGCATGTAGCCGATAGACTCCGGCGGCACTCTCAGCCCTGCCTGCACCTTCGCCACCGCCCAGGAACTGTGCCGGTGGTACTCCAGGAACAGCTTGGCCTCCGGCGTTGCTTCGGGCGCCAGCTTGTAGATGCTGTCCCGAAGGTCACTCACGGCCGGCCGCCAACCATGTCACTGCGCACGTCCCAACGCTCGCCTGGGATGCCGGTAACGCGGTGGGCGCGGACTCGCACCTGCTTGCCGCGTGCTTGCCAGAAGGCGCGAATCTCGCTCACAAGGCGGTCTGCACCGTCCTTAGTCGTGTAGTCAGCGTTGCGGTCCAGGTACATCAGTTCAAGCCCTTGTCGTGTTCGCGCGCCTGCTGCTGGCGCTCGCGCTCCAGGTGACGCTGCTTGCGCTGGCCCTCAATCTCGTCATAGAGGGCGCTTACGAAGGTATCTACCACCTGCACCATCTTGTCCGTGCCGGCGCCTTCCTCGATATTCAGCACCATGCGCGCAGTCAGGTGGACGTACATGGACAGCGCGCCGTCAATGCAGCCGAACGTGCTCACCAACAGGTTCTCCAGCCCAGCGCTGAACGCGGTGAACTGCTCCGGCGTCATGCCGCCGAACTCCGGCACCGGCTCGCCCGGCACTATCCGCGCAAACGCTTTTGTCTCATCACTCACCTGGCGAAACTCCTGCGAAGGCCGCGCAGGCTGCCACCCTGCTGCGGCGCGGCTGCGTCTTCCTTGGGCGGCATGTAGCCCTCAATCTGAGCGGCCTGGGCGATATCCGCGCGGCGCATGACGGCCTGCACCAGTTCGTCCGGCACCTTCTCCAGGAACTCAAAGTTGATGGTATACTGATACTTGGGGTGCGGCTCGGTGTAGATGCGCGTGATAACGCCGTCGGGCGAGCGGTTGGTGGCCTCGCCCACCTGGTGCACATACTTGCCCCAGTTGTCCACACTGGTGACGGGCAGCTTCATGAAAGCGGTATCCGCCGTTTCGAAGTGCTTCACGTCATTGAAAATATCCAGGTCCATGTCGCGGCTGCCGCGCTTGGGCTGGAACACGCCCGCCGGCAGCATGGTGAGGCGCCGGCGGTTCTGGCATGCCTTGCCGCGGCCCTTGTCGGCGCTGCCCCACTGGTTGTGCTGGCATGTCTTGCAAATGTCATTCTGCGGCTGGAAGTAGTTCAGATCCGCCTGCATGGACGGATGCGGCCCCATTTCGTCTTCTTCCGCCGGTCCGCGGGCGAAGGCGTAGCAGATGGGCGGCTGTGGGCTGTCGGGGTTGTAGCGATCGCTGTAGAGCGTGTTCTCACGCACCCAGTCCAGGATGATGACGCAGGCCTGGTTGCCGGGCAGCTCGATATCGCCCAGCTTCAAGATGCCGCCGCGGGTGGACAGGAACATGCCCTGGCGGAGCTGCTCGCCCTGCGTCGCCTGCTGCATGCGCTTGGCGTAAATATCGTCATAGCTGGTAATTGCGTTGCCCATGTGTGTCTCCTAGTCTTCCCGCTGCACCCACAGAACCTTACGGGTCTGCGCCAAAAGGTTGGTGATTTGGTACGTAAGCTCAGATGACGGCCACTTGGCCGAAAGCTGCCCGCGCAATTCTTCCCATTCTTTGGCAGTCATCGTGACCGTCAGGGACACGCGCACATCATCCGGCTTTTCAATTTTCATCAGGCTGTGCATGGTCACCGACCGATTTTGGTAATGGATACGTCCGGGACCTTGACGATCTCCACGCCGGGAATGGGCTGACCGTCGGCCACCATGTCCATGACAGCCTTTTCACCCAGCCGCTTCTGCAGCAGGTCGAAGCGTCCGGTCTTCTGCACATAAGCGTGCATTGCCGGCCAATCCACGGCGCGCGGCACGTCCTTGGTTACGATCTGCGCGCGGTAACGCAGACCGGCGGCGCCGGTATCATCGCTCTTTGAAAGGTTGGCGATGATGTGTTCGCGCAGTTCAGTCTCGCGCGCCTTCACGCGCTCAACTTCCTTCTCCATGCTGAGCCGCAGCTGGCGCACGTCGCTGTACAGATCAGCAGTGCGGCCAATGCTGACGGGAATAGGGCCGCCAACCTCCAGGGGATCAGAGGTTGGCGGTTGCGGCTGGCTGGGGGGAGTAGCCGCCGCGGGCTGCGCAGAAGGGGGGACACTGCGCGGCTGTTCTGTCTGTCTGTTGAGTCTCACAGCGCGTCTCCGCGGCCAAGCTCGAAGGCTTTGACACGCGCCTCTCCCAGTATCTGCGGAATACGGTTTATGATGATGGATGCCGCGGTGGGAAAGCCTTCGATCCGGCCAGACGCATACACCTTGAAGGCATGTGCGCCACCTTTGACCTCGAAAGCGGGCTTTTCAGCTTCATCGTTCATTTGCGCTCTCCCGTCCCTTTGCACGCCACACATTGGCGAAATCCCATGCTGGAGCGGACCATACCGCGCCCCTGACACAGCTTGCAACACAAATCTGACCCGTCAAGTGACTCCAGAGCGATTTTTTTGGCTGTGGTTAATTCCTGAACGGACATGGTTGATGGTTTTGACTCACTAGCTGTGTCGGGATGGGCCGACTTGATCCGCTGGCGGAACGCCGTGTTCACAATTTCGGGGGTGAGATCCGCCATGGAACTTCCCAAACCCAGTATTTTCAGGGCCTCAGCGGGTTTCATGTAGTTCCTCTGCCGTCACCAGCCAGCGCCGGGGCTTACGGGTCAGGTTGGGCGCGTCCTCCGTGACCGTCACGGCCATGCCGCCGTCGTTGCGCACCACCGTCCATCCCACGGCCTCAGCCGCGTGGATCACCAGCCACAGAATGAGGGGGGTCTGCTTCACGCCCGCCTCCGTGCGTGTTTGATGGCGGCATAGGTGGGCGCCTCTTTCAGATAGCGCTCAAAGTCCGCCTGACCTATCGGCTGGCTCCAGCCCTCCATGTCGAACACGACAAGGTACTGGCGGAACATGCCGTGCCAGTAGAAGCCGCGCGGGTCGTCCTTGTTCACCAGGTAGGGAATGCCGGCCTCGCGCAGCTCGCGGCTGATCTTGCCCGGCGGCGTGGTGCGATCGTACTTAGCGCCCACCAGCGACTCCGTGAGCGCCGGGAACATAAGGGCCAGCTCCTTGGCTTCATACCACGGGCGAATCTGCCAGCTATTGATGGCTTGGGTGATGGCCCGCGCCTGGGACACCAGTCCGGTGTTGCTGCTGTTAATGGCGGTATCCGCCCAGGCATAGGCCTGGTCAAGCCAACGCACCACAGTGTGCTCGTCGGCCTGCTTCATTTCCTCCGCCAGCGCCTGCACCGTCGTAAGCCCTTCGGTGAAGGCCAGATATTTCTCAGGCGTCATGGGCGCGCGGGCCGGTGGGCGCCAGCCTTTCAGATCCAGGCTCAGCAGGTAGCCAAGCAGCGCGCGGGCGCCGCCGGCCTTCCACCACGGCTTGACGTAGGCGTGATAGAACTCCGCCTCCAGCGGCTTGGGGCAGTCCACCACAATCATGCGGCGATCGTCCGCGCTGAACGTGCCCACGCTGCGGCGGTTGGAGGTGAGAATATACAGCGTGTAGCTGTTCACTTGGCGCACCGGCCGGAATTTCTCGTTCATCGGTTGGCGCAGGTCCGATATCAGCGTTTTTAGCTTGTCCGCGCCGCGGAACATGTCCTCGCCCTTGGCTTCGTCCATGACGGCCACCAAGCTGCGCTCGATCCACCCCTGGAACTCGCTCACCAGCTGTGAGCTGTCCACGCTGAACCCATAGGGCGCGAAGGCGTCGCGCACTATCTCGCCCCACATGCTCTTGCCGCAGCCCTGCGGGCCCAGCAGCACAAGGGCCAGGGGAATCTTTTCTTCCGGGTGCTGGGCCTTATAGGCAATGAGCTTGAGGGGGATGTCCCGCTGGTCGGCGGGCATGTGCTTGAACAAGTGCTCTGTCAGGTCCAGGAACGGCTGCACGTCGCCCTCGCCTGCGTCCCAGCCGGTCCAGATATTCAGCGCGGGCCGGCCGCTCTCTCCTGCCACCACCGCGTTATCGCCGGGGCGGAACAAAATCTCACCGAACCGTTGCGCGTGTGGGTGTGTCAGCCAGCGTTGCGCAACGCTTATCTCTTTCGGCTCTGCCCGTTGCTTTCCCCCAACGGTGATATGTTTTATGGCGCCCCAGCGGCTCCCGCTGATGAGGTTGTCCTTTTTAATAAATTTCTTTTCTTCAAGGTCCCACACCATGCCGTCGTGCTCGATCCAGGCGAGCGACTTATTGAGGGCCACGATTTTCGCATCCAGCGTCCCCAACGGTGCGGTGCGCTTTATTAACTCAAGCAGGCCTTCAACCTGAAATTTTTGTAAGAACGTGTCTAACGCTTCCTTGCCCTGATCCGATGGCGGCAGGCGCACGATGCTCACTTTTGCACTACGCTTGCGCATAAGTTCGTCAACCAGTCGCGCCTCAGCCGCAATCACATTTGGGTTACTGGCCGCGTCACTGTCGAAAACGATATAGACCTCACGCCCGAACCACTTGATCGCCTCCAGCTCGGGCAGCAAGTCCTCCACGCCGGCCATGAAATTGAAAACGCCGCCCAGGGCCATGCACGGCAGGCCGGCATAAGCAGCCACCAGCGCCTTGGCCTCGCCCTCTGTGATTATGACGGGCTCCTGCACGTCCGCGATGATGCGCACCCAGTCAACGCACCGCGGGAAATAGACTCGCGTGCCGCTCTTGCCAGGTTGCGCGTACCGCTTGGGCTTCTGCTTCACAAAGCCCTGTGGCCGCGGGTCCTCCAGATATCGCACACGGCAGAAGGCGTGCGGCTCTCCGTCCCTGTCGAATGCCGCTAGGCTGCGGTCTGGGTTGTAGTATGGAAGGATGATGGCGGGGACCGCATCGAAGTCCCGGTAAATGTCCGCGGCGCTGCTCACTTCAAACAGTCCTGCGTCGGCCGCTTGATCACCTGTCAGCCCGCCCCAGGCGGCGAACTGTTGCAGAGCCTTGTCACTCCACGTCACGTTTTGTGTCTCCGGCTCCCGCTAAGGGACGGAAAATAGGCGTCAGCGCGCGTTTTTGTCAATCCGACGGGTTGAGGCGATGAATCGCAAAGCCCGTCCCCAGGCCAACCACCACCGCAGCAATGCACCAGAAAAAGAGCAATTCGCCCATGCGTCACCTATGGAGTTGAGAACAGTTGCTGCGTTGCGTGGGTCAGCATCGCTTCGACGCATTCGCTGGCTGTCACAGCCACCACCAGCGCAAACGCGATGCCAAACAGATAGACCGCTAAGAGGCGCATAGCAGGGCCTCCACGTTGCCGCGTTTGGCGAGCTGGCAGGCGTGCACCTCCGCCTTGTGACGCAGCTTGTCCACCGGGCGCATCTGGGCGTACATGCGCCGCCACATGGGCCAGCGGCGATCGGTGGCGGGCGCGTTGGCCATCAGCCTCGCCAGCACCACCGGGAAGTCATAGCAGCCACGTGCTGCGCGCTGGTGCACCTCGCGGGCCATCATGGATTCATCCTGCATGGGCTGTCTCCTGTTTGATGAAGATTCCGGCGGCGTCAGCGCCTTTGCTGTCACCTGTGAAGAACTCGCGCACCTCGCACTGCACGCCGGCAGCTCGCAAGAATTTGGCAGCAGCATAGGTTGCGTCGCGCTGGGCTATTTGGGCGGCTGTCTTGCTAGATTCGTCTAGGCGGACGTAAAATTCCATTTCACGCCTCCGTTTCCTTGAGCACGTCAATTCGAAGCAGGTAACGCGGCTCGCGGTTGGGATCGTCACGCCAGCTGGCCGGCGTGTCGTAGCCAATGCGGAAGCATGCGCGGCCCTTGTTGCGGCTCAGCGTTGGCCGGATCCCGCGCAGCTTTCGCTCCTGCTCCACCGGCTCCAGGCCGCGCAGCAGTTGGCCACCATGGAAGTCAGCCGCCGCCGTTGCTGCGTCGCTCAGCACCCGCCACAGCCCACGGATAACGCCAGCACCGGGCTTGTCGGCCGGCAGGTCTGAGTCGCTGTCCGCTATCGGCTCATCCGGGTTCACCTCCATGTCATAGAGGCGGGTGCGATAGCGCCAGGACTCCGCGCGGCCGTCCAGCTGACCGGCTAAGTCCGCGCCGCAATGTGGGCATGAGGTTATGCGGGACATGGCTAAACCGCCTGCAGGACGTTGTAACCGGCGTCGCGCAGATCGCGGTCCCAGCTGCTGCCTTCGTCTTTGATCGCCGCGCGCAGCGGCTCGCGTAGGCTGTTATGCAGCTTGCCAATTTTCTGGCATGCGCGATGCGCTGCGGCGCTGCATTTGTCATACCCGCCGCCGCTGGCGAAGGCTTTGACCATGGGCAACCCGATAATGTGGAAATAACAGGTTGTGCGCAGGCCGGACGCGGCATATTTGAATGCAACCGTTGCTACGCGTTCGCCGCCGGCGTCGGTCACCACGTAGGCCGCGACGTTAGCAAATGCCTTTTGGTGCTGGTCATAAATGCTGTTTTCGTTGAGCATTTAGCAATCCCCTGTGTTGGTTACTTCGTTGCGCAGCTCCTCGCGTATCTCCGCATCGGTGGCGCGTTGGGGGCGGCGTGGGATCGTCTCCAGCTTCACGCTCATGCTCTGCAGCGTGGCGGCATAGAGCGTGTAGGGCCCGTCACCCGTGCGGCGCTCAGCCCGCCACGTTTCGCTATAGCGGCTGCTATTGGTGCGGCTGATCCGATAGACGGAGCCGTGCGCGTAGCCGGTATATTGGCCCTTGTGGAAGCCCGACGGCTCGATGTTGTGGAGGTTTTGCATTAGCTTGCCTCCATCAGCAGCTTGCCGCGCGCTATGGTGGTTGCGCACACGTCATGATCTGTGACCAGCTGTCCCACCAGCTCATGGGTGGATTGGTAGCGGACCCGCACCAGCTCGCCAGCTGCGTTGTAGGTCTTGAGAATATCGGTGACGGTGCAGAGTCGCGGGTGCTTTCCGGCGCTGAGATATTGCGTTCCGATGTTGTAGGTCTTGGCTTCCTCGCCTTTGCGCACTTGGTCTGCGCATGCCAACAGGTGCTGCCAAACCCGCTCATCTAGTCCGCTGATATCGCGATAGGTGCGGACGCTGCAGCGTGGGCCGGCTTCGCGCGTCGTTCCTTCGTTGCGCAGGCTGGTAATGCCTTCCGCTGTCATGGCGCGGATTGTGCCGTCGGGGTTCATCATCACGCGCACCCCGTGGCCGGCAGGTGGTAGCCGTCACAGCCTGGGCACTTGGTGGCCGCGGCAAAGATCGGCCGCACGCTGGCGCAGATGGCGCCGTACTCGTTGTCCAGGCGGTCAGCGAAGCGGCGTGCCCGTGTCCCTTGGTCCGGGCCATAGCGGCGGACCAGGCCGGCCCGCTCGCCGCGTTTCACTGTCAGTTCGTAGCCGATGATTTGCATTGCGTCGTTCCCCGTTGTCACAAGTGTACGCTAGTGTGTCTCCTGACGGGACGCAACATAAATCAACGATGTGATAGCACAAAATGTGCGGCAGGCTGTCGCACTACGGGACGTACTTGGCCGTTGGGGTGTTAATATTGGACGGTGGGGTGTTAATATTGGACGGTGGTGAGCCCGGACGTGATACTGCGCCCAGTGAGCTGCTTGAATGCGTCCCGCGCCGCCTTGGCGTCGGTGAACTGCTGCAGCTCCCGCGCCAGGCCATCAGCCCAAGCCTGGCGCACAATTACATAGTCACTGCTCACGATATGATAGGCGCGGCGGGGTGCGCGCAGGCTCACCCGTCCGACTCGCTGGATCTGGTCTACCGTGTGCGGCGCGCGGTGGGAGCGACGCACGACCATGTAGGTGACGTGCGCCACCTGATCCACCACGACGTTCCCCATTATTTTCTTGGTGGTGCCAGGTTGCCACGTTGTTAAGTGCTTGAAGTAGCTTGGGTCTGCTATGCGAGCGGTGCCGGCTTGGTATATGGCCATCCCGGCAGCCCAATAGCCGCAGGTCTTTTGCACTGGTGTCTCCTGAGCGGTGATTTGCGGTTGCTCAGTTGCCACGTTGCTGCGTACCGTGTCAATAGTGACAAGCACGGTAACAATTTTCACACGCACGGTATCATAAATAGATTTTTATAATAGTATATATATAATATTAGCATTGATAAAATCTCATTATGATAACGTGCGTGTGGATTTTGGCGAAATGTATTAGCACCTCCATTTGGCCGCCTGCCCGAGCAACGTAGCAACTGACAATTTTGTCAACAGCGAACAGCTAACGTAACATAGCAACTGTGTTAGCATTGTCCGCCAACCTCTATGTTTGCTATGCAAACGTGGCAACTACGTTGCTTCGCCACGCCGTATACGCGGTGGCCTATGTTTCGCTAAGTATTTGGTTTTATTATACAAAGCAACGTCGCCGCGTGGCCGTCGCCGGCTTCCGGGGTCACGTGGTCACGGGGTTACGAAGGAGCCCGACCCTCCCCGGGGGTAGGTTCGATAGGAATGTGATGCGCGGCCTCTAAGGGCCCAAGAAACGACGCAACCAAAATTTTCCATCCACTGCTATTATATATGACAAATAACATAGCAACAAAGCAACAGCGTTGACGCGACGGCGGACTAGGCGAAGTTGCCGCGTTTCCGGGCGAACGTCGCGCGCCCTGGGGTGCAGGAATCTGGCAGGAGTTGACACGTCAGCGGACACGTGTTTACGTGCGTGACAACGGGCTAGCTTAGACCCCAGGCCGGTATAGGTCCTCTGCCTTGCTGCAACGCAAGTTCCGGTCACGAAGCAGCCCGACCACAAGTTGGAGCGTGCCATGAACCACGGACCTGCCTAGCCATGCTTTGGACCCTCACATTCGTGGCCTTTCTGCTCAACGGCGCTCCGCAAGTTGGTGGCGGCATTTTCAAGAGCAAAGGCGCATGTGAGGCGATCCGAACCCAGTTGCAGGACGCAGTTGCGGCCAAGGAGTTGCCCACCGGCGCCCGCAGTGTCGTGGTGGGTCAGTGCCAGATTTGGGTGGACCCGAAAGCGAGTTTGAACCCGTGAAACAGCGCAGCGAAGCACAGGACCGCCATGAGCAAATGTTCGGCCAGGGCGAGCACAGCAAGCCCACCCGCGCTCCGTTGCAACGACGTGAGGCGAGCCCCGACAAATACACGACTTCCGGCATGGAACGTGCCCTCGGCGGCCTTGCGGACAAAGAGCACCAGGTGAAGTAGCGCGGTGCCCGGCTATGCACATCACGCCGGAAAACATGGAAGCCAGCTATAGGCTGCTGCTGACCGCGCTACCGTTCCGAAACTGGCGTATGCCGCACCCGGACGACGTGGAGTTTATCGTCAGTCTGCACCGCGATCGCCGTGCCCACCACTGCGCCTATAAGGATGGCATTCGGCACGAAATTTCTGTGTCGGCGCGCGAGGTACAGAGCCTGCAGCTGCTCACCGAAACCATGGCGCACGAAATGATCCACATTAGACAGGATCAACTGGGACTGCGTGACCATCACGGCAAGAGCTACCAGCGCATGGCCAAGTTGGTGTGCCGTCGTAACGGCTTTGATTTGGCGACTTTCTGATGAGCAAGAACCTGCCCGCGATGGCCGGCCCCGCTGGTGGCTTGGTACCCTATCTCAGCGCCAAGCGACGCCATGAGATTTGCGACATTGTGTTTGAAAACCTGGGCGGCACCGCGCGCCTGGAGCACGAAGCCAACCGAGATTCCGAGTCGTTCTGGAAATTCATGGCGCTTTGGGCCAAGGGCCTGCCGCGCGCCGCGAGCGTGGAGCACAACGCCAGTTCCAACGTGGAGGACCTGTTGGACCGGCTGGACCGCGCCGACAAGGCCAAGACCATCAACGCGGACTATGTGGAGGTTGAGGATGCCCCTGGTTAGGAGCGCGAGCGACGACGCGCGCAAGCATAACATTCTGGCGGAGATTCACGCCGGCAAGCCCAACAAGCAGGCGGTAGCGATTGGCTACGCCATCCAGCGCCGCGCCCAGACTGAGAAACGGCGCAAGTGAGTGTTATGGATTCGGTAACGCGCCAGGCGCACACTGACGCAACGCCTGTCTCCGGCGTCACGCCCCTCCGGCCCGCAGCTCCTTTGCGCAGGACCTCTCCACGTTGTGTCCCCGGAGGGGCGTAGCCGGTGAGCGAACGCGACGCCAAGTTGTTGGCGCTCATGCAGAAGTACCGCGCAGGCGATGGGTTGGACCCGTTCGCGCGCGAGTGCCTGCAAATCAAGACAAAAGCCAGCACGATCGAGCAGCTGAACCTGAACAAGGTGCAGCGCATTTGCCATGAGAAACTGGAGCGTCAGCGGGAGGAAAAGGGCTGGGTTCGCGCGCTGATCCTGAAAGGCCGACAGCCAGGCATCAGCACCTATGTGGGCGCGCGGTACTACCGGCGCACCAGCCTGTGGCGCGGCATCAATACGTTCATTTTGTCGCATGAGCAGGATTCCACTGACAAGCTGTTTGCTATGGTGGACCGTTTCCAGCGCAACAATCCGCTCGCGCCGCACGTCGGAGAGTCCAACGCAAAATCGCTGGTTTTCGATAAGTTGGAAAGCTCCTATGCGGTGGCCACTGCGGGCTCACGCGGTGCCGGCCGCGGTGGCACGGTGCACCTGTTCCACGGCTCGGAAGTCGCCTATTGGGCCAATGCGCCGGCCCACTTCGCGGCGTCGGTGCAGCAGATTCCGCTGCTGCCTGGCACGGAAATCATTCTGGAAAGCACCAGCAATGGCGCCGGCGGGGAGTTCTACGAGCGCTGCCTGGATGCGGAGGCCGGGCGCGGCGACTATCAGCTGATTTTCCTGCCGTGGTTCCTGTCCGACGGGGCGGAGTATACCCGCGAACCGGAGCCGGGATTCTCCCTTTCGAATGAGGGCGATGATGGGGAAATGTCGGAACAGGAATATGCCGACATTTACGGCATCAGCGTCGCACAAATGTGCTGGCGCCGGTACAAAATCCTGGAGCTGCGATCGCCGGAGGCGTTTCGCCGCGAGTATCCCGCCGCGCCGGCCGAGGCCTGGACCGCCCCGCCGGGCATGGAGCCGTTCATCAACAACACCGCTGTGGTGCGCGCCCGCAAGCGGCAAGGCATTGAGGCGGTTGGTCCGCTCGTCCTGGGCGTGGATCCGGCCAGCAATGGCGGTGATCGCTTCTCTGTCGCGCACCGTCGCGGTCAGGTTGTGCAGAAGGTCGAATACCGCAACAAAATTGACCACCTGGAGGGAACGGCGTGGATACGCCAGCTTATTGACACCCTCAACCCGGCGCGCGTGAACATAGACGCGGGAAATATCGGCCAGGCCATCATCACCGGGTTGAAGTCGCTGGGGCCGCGGCACGCCGACGTGGTGCGCGCTGTGAATTTTGGCGGCACGTCACAAGCGAAGCAGGCACAGCCCAAGATGCCCGGCCCACGCAACCGCCGCGCGGAAATGTGGGCACGCATGCGGGACTGGTTGATAGCCGCAGAGCCCGCGAAGCTGCCCGACATGGAGGCGTTGCAGACCGACATTTGCGCGCCGAAGCTGGAGCCGCAGCTGAACAACGACTTCCAGCTGGAGAGCAAGGAGAAGATGAAAAAGCGTGGCGTGCGCTCGCCGGACTTGGCGGATGCCGTGGCGCTAACATTCGCTTTCAACGAGTATTTTGCCAACGCCCAGATGCAGGATTCACAGCCTGCGGTGTTCGGGACACACCAGGACTTGCCAAACAGTCCGTCCACGGGATACATTCCACCTCCTGTGTCACCTGGCGCCACAAGCTGGATGGGATAAATGCGAAACCTTGTCCGCGATTTTTTCGGCGCTCCGCCGACGGATGACGTTGCGCCAGACGATCCGCGACCGCCACAAAAGCCCGATATCGAACTGCCGGACGACTTTGAGGACGAGCAGTCGTTCCTCCAGCATATGCGGAAAGAGTATTATGACGACATTTCCGCCGACCGCCTGAACCGCGAGGCCGGGCTTGAAGACCTGCGGTTCGTCATAGGCGACCAGTGGGAGGACTATGTGCGGCAGCGCCGCGAGGCGGCCCGCAAGCCGGTACTCAGTGTCAATCGCCTGCCCGCCTTTGTCGCTCAGATAGTCGGCGCCCGCCGGCTAAATGAGACGAATATCAAAATCCTGCCTGACACCGGCGGCACCAAAGACGTGGCCAAGGTGCGCGAGGACATTATCCGCAATATCCAGAAGGAAAGTCGCGCGGACATTGCCTACGACAAGTCGCTGGAAAACGCTGCCATGTGCGCGATCGGCAACTTTGCGCTTGAGCTGGATTACGAGTGCGACGACGTTTTTGAGCAGAAAATGGTCATCAGCCCGCGCAACGACGCATTCAGCGTCGTGTGGGATCGGATGATTAACGACCCAACCGGCCGCGACGCTACCCACGCCTTTGACGTGGAAACCATGAAAAAGGACGACTTCTACGCTCAGTATCCGTGGGCGACGCCTTCGGATCTGGACGTGGATTACGCTCTGCGTGGCGATCTGCGCATGAACGGCTGGGTGTCGTTGGATGACGTGCGGATTGTGAAATACTGGCGCATGCGGACGCGACTGCGGACGCTGGCCATGCTGACCGACGGCCGCGTGGTGGATATTACCGACTTGACGGACCAGGACCACCCCAGCTTTGACCTGCAGAAGGCGCAGGAGATTCTTTCCAATGTCGCCACCCGCGCCGACGGCTCGCCCATCATGCGAGAAGTCAAGCGGCCCTACGCGGAAATGTACAAGTGTTCCGGCATGGACGTGCTGGAGGGCCCGTATCGCCTGGAAATATCGCGCGTGCCGCTATTCCGGGTGCCGGGATGGGAGGTGCAGGTTGGCGAGGTGAAGCACCGCTTTGGCCTGGTGCGATTCATGAAGGATCCGCAGCGCCTGCATAATTTCTGGCGCAGCATCATAGCCGAACGGCTGATGCAGTCGCCGCGGGCGGTGTGGCTGGCAGGTAAAGATGCCGTGGCGGGCCGCGAAAAAGCATTCCGCGAATCGCATATGTCGGACGACCCCCTGCTGATTTGGGACGAAACCTCATCCGGCAAGCCGGAGAGAGTTGCGCCGGCGCAGATTGAGGCGGCATTCCTGCAGATGGCGGAAATGACCACCCAGGACCTCAAGGATGTATCCAACATCCATGAGGCCAATCTTGGCATGCCGTCCAATGAAGTGAGCGGCGCCGCGATCAATGCCCGCCAGCGCGTCAGCGACATTGGCACCATCATCTATCACGATAATCTGACGATGGCCCAGGAAGAATGCGGCCGCACCATGAATGAACTCATGGGCTCGGTCTACGACACCGCGCGTGTGGTTAAGGCGATAGGCGAGGACGCCAAGAATTATATGGCCGCCATCAACCAGGTGGGAAAACCGGAAACTGACATTTCCATCGGGCGCTATGCCGTCACTGTGAAAACCGGGCCCAACTACGCCACCAAGCGCATTGAAAGCGTGGAATCCATGATGGCGTTCATAAACGCGCAGCCGCAGGTGGCCGCGTACACGCTGGACCTAGTGGCCGACATGATGGATTGGCCGGGCGCTGAGGACTTCAAGAAGCGCATCCGCATGATGCTGCCACCGGGCCTTGTGAGCCCGGAAGACATGACGCCAGAAGAACTGCAGCGGGCGCAACAGGCACAAGAGGGCATGCAGCAACAACAGCAGATGCAGCTTGAAATGGCGCGGGCAGATTTTGCCAAAACCCAGTCTGAAATTGCGCTCAATTATTCACGGGCCAATGATTATTCGACCAAAGCGCAGCTGGCACCCGTCAAGGAAGCCATCAACGCCGCAAACGTGCAGTCGCAGAACCAGGACCGCGAAGCGCGCAACCGAATGGAAGCCGTTCGAATTTCGACCGGCGAATAACAGGAGACAAGTATGACCAGTGATGCCGTAAGCAAGGTGCCGACCGTTGAAGAAGAAATGGGCAAGTTCAAGAGCTTTGCCGTGAAAGACGGCGAGACTTTTGACGGCAAGCCCACTGTTGACCAGAACGCGGAAGCGGAGGCCGACGAGCAGCGTGCACAGGAGCGCAACGAGCCATCCAAACAGCTCAAGAACAACGACGACAAGAAGGACCCGGCGCCGTCTCAGGGCTCCGCCAAGGTGGAGCTGACCGAGGACGAAGAAAACGAAGCGATCCAGGCCGCCACCGACAAAAAGGGCGCCCAGCTGACCGATGAGGAAGCGGACGCCGCGGTTGGCAAAGCTCTGGCGGACAAGGAGCGCGCCGCGCGCCGTGAAGCGCACAAGAAGGACGCCAACTCGCGTATTGGCGAACTGACACGCCTGCGCCGCGCCGCGGAGCGCGAACGTGACCAGGAGCGCGCTGAGAAGGAAGACTTGCGCCGGCGCGTCGAAGCGCTGGAGCGCGGCGAGAAGCCGTTGACAAAAGGCACGCCAGCGGATAAAAACGACGCCTCTGGTGACAAGCCGGACCCGTCGGACACTGAAAAGTACCCGTATGGTGAGCTTGACTCCAAGTACATCGCGGACCTGACCCGTTGGGAAGTCAAGCAAGAGCTTGCCGCGGACAAGGAACGCAGCAAAACGCAACAGCAGTCTCAGCAAGACAATGAGGCGGCCGAGGCGTTCAAGGAAACCGTAGCAGCTTTCGAGGAAGCAGGCGCGGAACTCTATGACGACTTCCACGATGTTGTCATGGGGAATTTGGTCAGCGAGAAAAACCCGCACGGGTGGCCTTGCTCACCGTCACTCGGGCAAATGATCCTGGATTCGGATCACGGTCCCGCGATCGCTTATGAACTCGCTTCCGATATCAAGGAAGCGCGCAGAATTGCAGCACTTCCGCAAACCGCGCAAGTGCGTTGGTTCGTCAAAAAAGAAGACGAACTTTCAGCCCGCTCGGCTGCCAGCCCCGACAATGACCAGGACGAAGGCGACGGCACGCCCCCGGCTGAGGCCAGGACGAAGCGGCAACTCCCCCAACCCCGGACAAGTCAGGCGCGTGAGAGCAAGGCGCCCCTTCCGCTTCAAAAATCGAAAGGGGCAGGTGGAAACCGCGTGCCCAATTCGGCCACAACCGACTTCGCATCGTTCGAAGCAATGGCCAACGGGACGCACAACTGATGCGAGTGTGCTGTGGCCAATCAATTTCTGAATGCCCAGGAGTATGCAAATGTCATGCTCCTGTTGCTCAAAAACCAGCTCGTTACCGGCAAGCTGGTGGACGGACAGTTCAAGGACCAGGTGACTGACCAGAACGGCCTGTCCATTTCCGTCAAGCGTCCCCCGCGCTTCATCGCCAAATCCGGCGCCACTCTCCAGGCGCAGGACATGGTGGTTGGCAGCGTGAACGTCGCCGTCAACCAGTACAAGAACGTGCATATTTCCGTGGGCGACCTGGAGTATGTGCAGTCCTTCAACTCGTTGATGCGCAACGAGTCCATGAAGTCGGCCGCCTCCACACTGGCCCATGACGTGGATCGCTTCCTGCAGAACAAGGTCCTTGGCTTCCACTCCTGGGTGGCCGGCAACGCCACCACCGGCGGGGTTAATGCCTCAGATCCCAGCAAGAACGTCGCCAGCTCCGCGCAGGCGATGGCGGCCCATACCCGCCTGATGAGCCAGGGCGTGCCCAATTCGGACATTTCCTCGACTCTCAGCTTCACCGACGCGGAACTGATCCGCGGCGCCCTGCTGTCCAGCTTCACCCCGGCGCAGAATGCGACGGCGTTGCAGAAGGTCAAAATTCCGCTCATCAGCGAAATGGACTGGTATGCGACCCAGAACATTCCGACCCTGACCACCGGCACCCGCCCGAACGACGCGACGGCCCAGGTGAACGGGGCCAACCAGAACGTCAATTATCGTACCGTCAAGGACACGATGACGCAGACGTTCAATGCGGACACCTTCGGCAATGCCAAAACGATCAAGGCTGGCGAAGTGTTCACGATCGCGGGTGTGTATGCCTGGGATTGGCGC